TCACCAGGTTTTAAATCATCAATGATTGCACCTGGAGCAATCTCAAAATCTCGCTCCGGACTATCTGCGCTGTAATCCTCATTATCTCCGTAGAGTGCGGCATCACCTTTTTTGATGTACATCGTAAAGGCGGCGGCAATTCGTGCAGCAACACGTTCGCTTTCCTCATAATCTTTAAGGTCGGCAAGACGGACAATTACACCATGCAACATCGATACACCACGCAATTGGTGCAGTCGTTTTTTAAATGCCAGGTGCAACATGTTTTCCGCTGGCACAGTTTTAACTCGTCCAAAAGTGCGGTTGTTTTCTTGGGGGTTATCCATGTAAACGCGGTACGACTTAGGACGGCGCCATGCATCAAGCTCTACCCCTTGAATTAAATTTGCTGTATCAAGGGTATTCATCGGCACAAAATCAGGCTCTAGTGCCTCAAGGCTAAATGCGATTTTGGTGCTGTGATTGAGACCAGCTACACTGCCTCGCACAAGTTGGATAAACACTTCCCCATCACATAGCCACGTGCGTAACAACATCCTTTCAAGTTCAGGGCGAGTAAACTGCCCAGTGACTTCTGGACGGATAGACCATTCCGCCCATTTTTTGCGGATTTGTTCCGCCAGCGCCTCATCAACATCACCACTTAAATTTAGAGGTTGTGGTTCAATATGAATTCCTCTAGAGCCAATCACACGCTCTTCCATTTTGTCCAAAATACCGATCACAATATCGTGATTTTGGTCTAACGCTCGAGCTTGTTCTCGCAAACTGACCGCACTTTGTTTGGTCGATACGTTAGCGCCTTGGCTTTCGCGCTTTGCCTTATGTGTACGGTTTGGCATTGCTGCCTCATATGCATTCATCACATATCGGCTTTTTGCTCGCTGTGCGCCCCATTTAGGCGAGATTGCGGCAATTGTTTTATCTAATATTCCCATTGTTTAAAATCTCGCATATTTGATTCTGTGGCGTTTAACGCGCTGTCTTGTTTCCACTAATAACTCATTAAGCATTTGTTGATAGCGGTCACGTTGTTTTGTCCATTCGGACACTTGGTAAGATACCGACCGCCCATTAAAGCTAACTTGGCTTTGGGCGTTTTCGATCTTTTCATCAAGCGCTCGGATTTTTTCTTCAAGCTCGTCTTTATCGTAAATCACAGCCACCCACCTTTTTTCTTGCTTACGCCACCGTTTAGCCAATTACTTTTTGTTTTGGGTTTCGGCTGCAGTTTTACTTGTTCAATTTCTACCGCACTTTCAGTTTCTTCTTCCGGTGCAGTTGTCTCTTTTCGGATTACATCAGGATTTAATCCAGGTAGTTTTGCCCAGTATGGGACATTGTCCTCATCGCCCCACTTAATACGCTCATAACCACGCAAAATAGCGATCGCATGGGCATAGCAAAATAAGTCAAAAGCCTCATTGTTGCCTTTACCTGGTTTTCGCCACTTACCGTCTTGTCCGCGCTCCTCATAGGTCAGCTCATCAAAAAACCATTCGCCAAGCCACGACGGGAAATGGATATAGTTAGCCCCGATAGTCTCACGGCTTAGTGCGTTACTAATGCGATCTTTGAGTTGGTCTGTTTGGAGTAGGTATAGCGGCACATCTCCGCGAGCTTGAGCATGGCGATCTGACCTTGAAGTGTTATCAGGATAAGTGCGAGAAATCAGTTTTTGGCGCTTGGTGCTATCACCTTTGACGAGATACACTCGTTTTGATATGCCATCACGCTTACATCTGCGCCAAAACTTATAGGCGTTATCTGTTACACCGTTCTCACCGCCACTATCCACCGCCATTGCAAGGATTGGCATGAATCCGCCGTCTAATCCCTCAATACGATATTGCTTATTGAGTACATCACTAATGAGTAAATCCCAGTCCTCAGGGTAGGCGGACGGTTCAATGGGGAGGCTTTCTCCCTCTGAATTGCTCCGCATTGATGATTTAATGTTGTATCTATCAATGAGCCACCGTTCGCTGTTTTCGCCATATCCCACAATTTGGACGGCAAAACGGCGATTCCGCCCACCCTGTACATCAACTGCAGCCAATAAAAAACGGCACCCATAAGGTACCGTTCTTTTTTCGGTTTCTTCTCGCCGTTCCATTAACTCATCACTTCGGCGTTGCTCAAGCGCGGAGCGTGGTAAATAAGGTAACCCCCAGTCGGTATTCGTTACCGCCTTTAGAGTTTCCTCGCTACCAGTCATCTCAAATTCGTGCTCGGCATTGAGGAGTTTATAAGTTAACTGCGCCCATGTTTGATAAGCGGCTGCAGGGCCTTCCAGCCAAAATGATGCAATACGTGAGTTTCTTCCTTCGCCATGGATTACACCGTCTTTATCTATCGTTTGCCCCTCTTTTAACCACTTGCCACCGATGTTTAATGCTCGTTTCTTGTCAGGATCTACGAGAGATTGACAATGCGGGCATTGTAAACGAGCATTTTCGCTTGCCTTAACATAGTCAGTATCACTACGATAACCCACCATATTTGCCATTGATGGCTCAAACCACTCTTTGCAATGAGGGCATTGCCAATAAAATCTACGTCTATCACCGCGATTATATAAAGATAAAATCCCAGTTGTTGGCGGTGCCTCGTGAGTAGTTTTTGGATGATGTTTTATATCAACTATGTCCTTGCCTGGTGAACTCTCTACAAGTGTCATACCAGCACTCATAAATGTAGTCGTTCGCTTGGACGCTAAACTAAATCCGTCACCCTCACCATCCACATCATCGGGCCAACGGTCATAATCAGTTAATGCAACATATTTGTAATCGGATGATGACAATACGTTAATTGACGGCCAACCAATTTTTAATAGATTACCTGCCCTAAAATATTTATCGTGGACATTGTTATCGTTTTTACGCGGGCTTAATCTTTTTGCAATCTCAGGCGAGCATCTAAAAGTGCGGTCTAAACGTTTACGACTATGTTCGCTGGCTTTTTCTTGAGTGAGTTGCACCAGTAAGAAGTCGGACGGGTCGCAAATAATGGAATAAATAATCCAGCCGTCAATTAAGCCGATTGTTTTGCCTGTTCGTGCAGGACCAACAAAAATCACGGCATCATATTCACGAGAATTGAGGCAATCCATCGGTTCGAGCATATAAGCAGCGGTGTGTTTGTCCCATTTGACGGAATTGCCACCACCAACGGGAACACGCATATATTCTGCAACCGCTTCCGATACTTTCATTCGGCGTGGGGCTTTGATGAGATTTGCCACATCACGGCGAATGTCTTTAGCAGATGCGAACATTATTCCTCCGTTTTTTGAATATGCTGTGCCATTTGATCGCGGATGTCGTCGATCACTTGCTGCACGCGAATAAGGGCATTAGGTTGTAAGCCACAATCACGTTCGAGAATGTCGGGTAACGTTTCCAGCGATTGAACAATGGCTTTAGCAAGAAAGCTCATCTCTTGTGCCACTTCAAACGCAGGGATTAGCTCTCCCGTCTCTCGCTCATACTTAAGCCTTTCGTTTTCCGCTTGCCAAAATGCTCGTCTTTCAACAGGGGATAAGCTATCAACATCTGCCGTCATTTTTTCTGCAAGCCCAATTTTAATTAAATCAGATATTGCATACAGCTTTAATTTTGAGTTACTACCTATAGCTGGCGTAAGCCCTGCAAGCCGTTGCGACACAGTTTGTCGATGCATTCCGACTAGTTCGGATATCTGATTTATATTGAGTTTCAAATCGTATAAATTATCCATAACTAACGCCGTTAAAATACCGAAAAACCAAAAAGATGATGATGCCTAGAATCTCAAAAAACTGTCGAAAACCGCGACGCCGCAACCCCGTGGATGAGGGTATCCCCTCAGGAGTACCTTTTTGTTATATATACATCACATAGCTTGCGTATTTTCTCGGGGTTTTATCTAACAAACCACGAAACTATACGCAAATTATGTAGCATTTAATTTACATAAAATAAAAGCGAGAGCTATAACACTCTCGCTTTATCTTGAATTACTGAGCCTTACTTCGAATATCTACCCAGTTACGCACACTATCCACTTGCTTAGCACACAAATCCCGCTCGCTCATTACTACAACTAGGTAATCTATTGCATCTCCGTAAGTCTCGCCTGTAAATGGTGTTTGCGGGCAAGGCGTTAAATAGGCTTGCGGTGGTGTAAGGTAAACGGTCTTAATGCGTGGACTGCTGCAACTGCCCAATAACAGCACTAGGCATAGGCACACGAGCACACGGTTCTTTAACCAAAATTGTTTTAATGCTTTCACGTTTTACCTCTGCTTGTTTGCGTAACTCATCAGCAAGCGATTGCTGATTTCTGACCGCTTCAATCTCTTGCTCAAGCTGAATGGTGAGATTGGCATTCGCTTGTTCTTGCTCAATAATCGTTTGGGCTTGTGTGAGGTTTTCGGCTCTTAAGTGTAATACCGTCTGATGCTGACCCCATAACCAAACACACAAGCCCAAAATTACTGCGGTTAATGCGACGTTAAATCGACTAAACATAATGCTTTCTCTTTTTCTCTACGAGAGACTAAGCCAGGTAATATCTTTCCACCTGCATATACCCATTTAGGATATTCATAACAGGCTTGGTGATAGTTTCCTGCTCGCAATTGTTTGAATAAAGTGGAATTACGAACAGCACCGCAACCCACATTAAAGGTAATCGACACTGCAGCATCAAATACCGATTGCGGCAGCTGTTTACCATTACCATATTTATTCACACATTGCTCGGCAATCACAATATCGTTCTTCCAACGCTCGGCAATTTCCAAATCAGAATATCTGTGTTTTGGATCGATTTTTTCACCGCTTGCTGCGGTTGAACCAATCCCCACCGTAAGCACATCCGCTGGGCATTGATACGGGTCTCGTCTACACCCTTCTGCATCACCAATAATTTCCAAACCTTGCTTAGAGGTGTGAATTTCACCGCCAAAATTGGCAAGCAATAACGTAATAATCGCCCCCACAGAACAAACGCCCGTTCCAAATCCTAAAGCGGTTCTTGTTTTAGATAACTTCATCATCTAATCCCTTCTTCAATCTAGCCATTCTAACTTGGTGCAATTCTTCTTTTCGCTCATCTTCACGCTTGAGCATTCTT